GATAAATCTTCCCTTGACCACGAGTATTACGCACACTTCGTAAGTCCCCCCCTGCATCATTTCAAGAGGACCTACACTCTGAACCATGTCAAATCTTCCCAAACCTGCCAGCCACTTTGAACCTGAAAAGAACGTTGATGACAAAGGCAATGTAACTGGTTCTGCCCCGCCAGTGAGTAAGGATACCCCGACTCAACAAGCATCTGTTAGTTTGCCCAACCAAGAAGAGCCAACACAACAGACTTTGGTCACTACAGAGCTTCCAACTAAACCTGACTATAATGACCTGCTTCTCAAAGCTAGTGATGAGCGTCTGTTATTGGTTAAAGAAGCTAAGCCTCAGACTCTTCGTTTTTATGCCAGCCCAACAGGTTTAACAGCGTCAGGATTCTCTATTGTAACGTCACCGACGTCGAGTTATGAGCAGCACGCTATTGACATTTTCCCTTACAACTGTCCGGTTGATAAGATTGTGCCAGCGTTCACACTTGAACAGATCAAGATCACGAACGACGTTCTTTCATCTGCCCAACAGTCCTATCTCTCCAGGATCCCGCATGACACGTCATTGGTAAAGTTGAATGAAATCGAAGTCGTTACTGGAGGTAGTCGCGATTTGTTTTCGCTCGGAACAGGATATGTTATGGTGGTACCTAATGCTGAATTTTTCGAAGGCGCCAACTTGAAATTCGTTTACGGAGTACCCATGGCCGACATCATCTTTTCCAAGCTGACGTCTCAATCAGCGGCAGACTATGCTTTTCTTGATCGAAGTCGTATCGCTTCTGGCTTTATTATGTTCGCGCTTCATTTTGCCTTACGTACAAACGTTAACCTGGTAGTCACGAAAGATAACTCGGCTCGATTTGCGTCTGAACTTAGTTATAGCCGCCCAATGTCGTTTGTGCAAGGTAAGAAGATCGTCCTTCCTGTCCAACCACATGTTTGTTTTGCTGAGGGCAATTCTTTAATGCGATATCTGGATACCGCTCTAGAAGGAAAATACACTCAAGGTGTGACCTACAAATATGGACGTGAGCGCATTATTACTGAGACTAAAGAAGGTGGACCTATCACAGAAATAACTTACCTGAATATCGACAATGTCACAGCCCAAGCTCTTGGAATAACAGCGCACGTTATAGGAATTGATAGGTATAGAGAGGATAATGTCAAACGAGCGTTGCTAGCGTATTCATTATCAGGAAGTACTGTCGATTTAATGCAATCAGACGAATCGGAGAGGATGTTTGGACGCATGCTATCACCACAGCAGGAATTGTCTTATCTTTTAGTTGGTGCTGCATTAAGCCAGGACGTTTACAAAACTATCTTGCGTGCTAATCTTGACGCCTTTATGATGTTTGGAACGGTGATGCCGTCGCTATCTGACAGTTTGGCGAAAATACCTGCAGACGCTGGAAATCAACAGATTATAAGCTTGATTCGTGAACGACAGTCCGTCTCAGGATTTGAGAACGCGATGGAATATTTAGCTATGCAAGTGACTCCTCCTCTAATTTGGCCCTGTGTTATATCGAGAGAAGTTAACGTCACTGGCCTATCATTGCTGATCATGTTGTTGGAATATATTCTTTTCTTTATTTTCTATCCGTCGTTGGCTAAGAAATGCGGTGCTGGGTTGTGCAATAATTTTTACAAGCTTGTTTTTGCTCTATCGAATAGTGAGTGGTCGCAGTTTGTTACGAGGGTTGGATATGATGGTACTCTTGGTAATTCAATTCCCATCACTGACGAAGATTATTGGAGTAATGCCAGAAGACCAGCTCTCTTCACCACCGACCTCTCCCAATTCAGACTCTTAGGACTGATACAACGATTAATCGCTCCAATCGGCGAACATCGGGAACATGTTAAAGCTCAAGCAGCGGAATTTCCTCGTCTTAAAGCTCGCACTGAATATTGGAATCCCTATCCCAACCCTGGCGCGCAACACGTCGAACAGACGATATTCAAAGCTCGATTATTGCAGGCTTTTGATGAGACGTTGACGCTGGTGAAAGATCTCAATCAGACTGGTCAGCTGGTAAGTAAGACTTTAATGGCCGGAGTTGCTAAAGTTTTCAATACCTGTAAAATCAAGCTGCGATACCATGGTGTCGGATTTGGACGTGACATTGGAATGCCTCTCGCTTATCTGCGCGATCGCAAGATTAACTTCTATCATGATTATGACGGACGTTTAGATACTCCTTTTCCCAATCAAATGATGTTGGTGTCTGCAAGCCAAAGTCCCCACGACCACAAGATACCGATCGAACTAAGAAGGAAGGGACAGATAGTATTGGAAACAGGAGTAGTTTGGACGCTAGTATTGGGTCTACAATTTCCTTCACATCAATTCGATGAGGACATGACTAACGATCCGATTTGTAAATTTCGAGCGCCAAGTCCAGGTGAAGAGTTAGGCAAGGATGATACGATAATTGCCATGTGTGCTAACGCCTGTGTTCCTTTTAGTATTGCTGCGGGAATTATCTCTGAGTCTTATGCTGACGGCGGAATGAAGGAAATTAAGGAGTTGCTGTCGGGATCACTATCTTCAACAGAGTTCCGGAATTTGATATCGTGCATCCAGACTGCGATGCAAGGGAGTGGCTTTAATGTTGGTAGAAATAGAGATGTGTTCAGACAGAATGAGACGGTAGACTTAAGGTTTATCGAACCGAAGGTGCGTTATGTTGAAAACGAATTGACGATTATCGCTCCCACTCCACAAGATCCTCCTATAATTAGAGGTGATTTACAATTGATTCCAGAGGGACTGATGCCGCGATTTAGACTCGGTTTGACTGCCATCGCCGACAGCTCTAGCGAATATAGCCGTCTGCGCAAAGGTTTATATCTAGCACGGTGCGAAGTTGATGTCGAAGCACCAAACAACGCACTACCATTGGATCTCCGAGACTATGTCGAAGTTGAGTACTCGCACGACTTGTTTCAGGTCCGTAGAATTCAAACGAAACAAGCCCTCGGAATTTTCTATCAAGGGGAATTTTACTATCGTCCGGCTTTAGTCCCGAAGATGCTGATTGTCGTCAACACGTCAGAAGAGATGGAACCGTCATATCAGGAATTCTTTATGCAGTGTCTGGAAGAGCGGCGCATTGTAATCAAACTGCCCAAGATGTACTTTCTTAGTCGGATAGTATGTACTCACTCAATACAAAGGCCCGATGAGAGAGATGCCGTGCTCGGATTGTTAGCGGTGAGAAATGATCAGATACCTCTAGTTACTTTCTATGATACTGAGCAAGTTGATCCAACAATTCAATTTGACGGACTAGCGTCAGGATCCAAAAGTAAGTTTATTTGGCCTATTTCGTCCATTGACCAAAACGTCGTCGTTCGAGCGTTAGGTGCCAGTGGAAGTACTGCTCCCATTGGATTTGCTGCTCCGACTGATTCGATGTGCGATAGTGGTAGTATTGATGACGTTGGTAACTTGACGACAGGCGCCGGTGTTTTGAAGGATCCCAGGGTTATCAGTCTCACTAACGGCGTTATCAATTACACCGAGCGAGCCAATTTAACTGGGCGTGTATTGTATAGATATCGGCCTGCTTACGCTCTCGATTCTTACTAGTAGTGGACGTTTTCTTGGGGTGGTACGTGGTCTTGACACGAGGGGCGTATTGAAACTGGTCTTGGCCTATAGGGAGGAGACGGAGATGGTGC